CCATCAAGAACCAGCTGCCCTATGCCACGTCTGTAGCCATCAACAACGTGGCGTTCAATTTGCGCAAAGACCTGGGGCAGCAAACCACCAAGTCATTCGTCAATCCCACCAAGTACACCCAGTCCGCCTTTCGCTACACCAAGTCCACCAAGGCCAGCCTCGAGGCTACCGTATTTGCTGACCCCACCCGGCGGTTCTTCCCCACTCAGATACAGGGTGGGGATCGCCGGGCTAAGCCCTACGAGGGCTTCTTGCGTGGCCTAGGCAATGGCGCTATCCCATCCGGCGGACGCCTAGTGCCTACGTCCACAATCCTCAACGCAGCAGGCAACCCCAAGAAGGGAATCTTCGGCACCATCGCCAACAAGCTCAGCACCACTGATCGCGGTGGTGTCTTCATCGGTGTGCCTAAGGGCGGCGGCCGATTGCCTGGTGTCTATCGCAGGTCGAGAGGTCAGCTCTATGCGTACTTCGTTCACGTTGATCGCACGCAATACAAACCGCGATTCCCGATGGAACAAGTTGGCATGGACACAGCGAAGAGATTGTTCCCATCTGAATTGAACAAAGCACTTGATCGCGCAATCAACTCGGCGAAGTGACCGCGACGCCCCGGCTTTTGGGTCCTGGGCCACGCCTCCGTCAAGGGTGATCCTGCGGCCCGCGTTTTTCCTAGCGGGAGCCCCGGGAACCGTTTAAGCCCAGATCCCAGTGCCTGACTACAGAAACCCCTACCCCGGTCGCGTCTTTAACTGCTCCGTACGCTGATGTTAAGCGTTTAAGTATTGGGTTAAGTGCTGATCAGCTTCAGTGATTTCGCCCGGCTCAAAGGTGTCTCTGCTCCAGCGGTAACGGCTGCCTGCAAGGCGCGCATCACGGACGCAATTGTTGAGCGCAACGGCAAGCGGATGCTTGACCGTGACAAGGCACTGGAATTGTGGGATCGCAACACCAAGCGCAACGGATCTGAGCGGGTGTCTGCAGGCGCCAAGGATCGCGACCGCCGAGGACTGGCGCCTGATGTTGATGGTGCGCCGCCACCGCCGCCAGTGCATGTGCCTGACGCCACCAGCAACCAGCTCAAGAGCCTGATCATGGGGCTGCCGGAAGATCAGATCCCAGGCCTTGACGTAAGCCGCGAGCGCAAGGAGCACTACAACGCCGAGCTGGCCCGGCTGCAAGCACTGAAGGAACGTGAAGACCTGGTGACCACCGCCGATGTGAAACGCATGGCCAGCACGCTGGGCCGACAGATCCGAGACAACATCCTGGCGATTCCCAATCGCGTGGCGCCGTTGCTGGCTGCAGCGCGAGACAGCGCCGAGGTGCATAGGCTGCTCAGCGAAGAACTATCCACGGCGCTGCGGGTGTTGTCCAATGGCTGACGGCTCGCTGCTTTACCGGGAGTCCTTGCTGGCTGCGCTGGCGCCACCATCGGCAACGACGGTGAGCGAATGGGCAGACCAGCATCGAATCCTGAGCGGTAAGGGCGCTGCGGAGAAAGGCCCCTGGCGCACGGAGCGCACGCCGTACCTGCGCGAGCCAATGGACTGCCTAAGCCCAAGCAGCCCAACGCGCCGCGTGGTGCTGATGTTCGGCAGCCAGATGGGCAAGACCGAAGTGATCCTGAACTGGCTGGGTTCAATCATCGACCTGTGGCCCGGGCCAACGCTGCTAGTGCAGCCAACGCTGGATATGGCCAAGCGCCTCAATCGCCAGCGGCTGGATCCTTTGCTGCGTGAGACACCGCAGCTGGTGGAGAAGATGGCACCGGCGCGCAGCCGTGACTCAGGGAACACGATGTTCCTGAAGGAGTTCGACGGCGGCCTGTTTGTGCTGACCGGCGCCAACAGCGGCAGCGGTCTGCAGTCAATGCCTGCCGCCAACCTAGCAGCTGATGAGGTGTCGAGCTATCCGATGGAGGCTGACGACAAGGGCGACCCACTGGAGAACGCCGAGGCCCGCACCAGCACGTTTCCTATGGGCAAGGTGCTGATCACCAGCACACCCGGCACCCGTGGCGCCTGCCGCATTACGCAGGAGTTTGAAACCAGATCAGACCGGCGGCTGTATCACGCATGGATGCCCTGCTGCGGCGCCAATGAAGTGATCCGTTGGCGCGAGCACATGGTCTGGGATAAGCCAGATGGCGATGTGTTCTGCCAGTGCCCGGCGTGTGGTGAGCGAGTGGCGCAATATCACAAACAGCAGATGCTGAGCAAAGCGATCTGGACACCCACCGCCAAGGGCGATGGCATGACCGCAGGCTTCCATCTGCCCGGGTGGTATGCGCCACTGGGCTGGACCAGCTGGGAGCAGATCCGTGATGAGTTCCTGCGCGCCAAGGCTGATCCGCTGCTGCTGAAGGGCTGGGCCAATAAGCGCGCCGCCGACGCTTGGGAAGACGATAGCCTGGCCAAGGTCAGCGCTGATGGCTTGATGGCACGGGTGGGCAACTACGACCACGGCAGCTGTCCCGCTGGTGTGCTGGTGGTGGTGATGGCGGTGGACGTGCAGGACACCTGGCTAGAGGTAAGCGTGTGGGGCTACGGCCGCGGCGATGAAGCCTGGCGGATCTGGCACCAGAAGATTGACGGCGATCCCGGACAGGATCACGTCTGGCAGCAAGTGACCACCATCCGCGAGATCGCCTGGCCGCATGAAGCCGGCGGCACGATGAAGGTGATCCGCTGCGCAGTGGATACCGGCGGCCACTACACCGGCGAAGCGTATGAATACTGCCGCCGCTACGCAAAGGATGGCGTCGCTGCAATCAAGGGTTCAAGCCAGCGCAACGCCGCAGTGTTGGGCAAGGGCACAAAGCAGGACGTGAATTACAAGGGCAAGATCATCAAAAACGGCGTTACGCTCTACACAGTTGGCACCCATGCAATCAAGCGGACGATTTACAGCCGGCTCGAGAAAGAAGAGCACGGGCCAGGATTCATCCACTTTGACAACGCCACCACCGATAACTACTTGCAGGGCCTGACCTGCGAGCGACTGCAGCGGCGCTACGTCAAAGGGTTTCAGGTGCTGGAGTGGGTCAAGCCAAGCAGCGCTCGCAATGAACCGCTTGACCTGAAGGTGTACTGCCTGGCAATGCTGGAACTGCACAAGCGCCGCTACAACCGCGCCACGATGTGGGACCAGCTCGAGGCCGGCCTAACGAAAGCCGCACCCGAGACCACCAGGCGCCGACCTGCTGCAGCACCACGGCCAGGCGGATTCGTGTCTGGCTGGTGATGCATAGCCTGAGGCCATGACAGTTCCCGCCACCATTCGGGCCGGCACGACCGTAGGGTGGGTGGAGCCGCCGGCGGTGGATCTTGACGGCAATGCAGCTACATCAGCTAGTTGGACGCTGATCTCCTACCTGCGCACGAATACAAACCACAAAGGTGCCACTGTTACCGGCACTGCCCGTGCCGATGGCGGCTGGAATATGGCGATCACCGCCACCACCTCCAGCGGATTTGACGCCGGCACTTGGTACTGGGAGACCCGGATCACCAGCGGCGCCACGGTGCTGACCATTGGATCTGGCACCACGCAGGTGTTGCCGGGTCTGAACTACACCGGTCAGCCTGCTGCCTTCAACGGCCAGAGCCAGGCCGAGCAAGACCTTGTAGCGGTGCAGGCCGCAATTCGCGCGATCGTCAGCAAGGGCGCCAAGAGCTACACCATCGGCAGCAGGAAGTTCGACGCCGCCGACCTGGGCCAGTTGATGGAGCGCGAGGCGCAGTTGAAGGCGATCGTCGCCCGCGAGCGTGCCGCCGAGAAGATGACTGCCGGCCTGGGTGACCCGCGCTCGCTCTACGTGCGGTTTGGGCGATGAGCAAGCGCAAGGCCAAGCAGCCCCAGCAGCCGGCCCCGGCCGCCCCCCGCCGCAGCCGGCGCGCCTACGAAGGCGCAATGGTGTCGCGGCTCACCTCGGACTGGGTGACCAGCTCGACGAGTGCCGATGCCGAGATCGACGGCAGCCTGGTGCGGCTGCGCAATAGGACGCGGCAACTGGTCCGGGACAACGGCTACGCGCAGCAGGCGCTGCGCTGCATTGTCTCCAACGTGATTGGAACCGGCGTCAGGATGCAGGCTCAGGTGCCGGCGGCGGCCAACGGCGGCAGATCAGACACCACGATCAACGACGCCATTGAACGGCAGTGGGCCCACTGGTGCCACGCCGACACCTGCCACGCTGCCGGCCAACTGAGCCTGCAGGAGATAGCCCGGCTGGCATGGCGCGCCATGGCTGAATCTGGTGAGGTGTTTATTCGGCTGGTGCCCGAGGCCATGGGCGCCGGCGTTGTGCCGCTGGCCCTGGAGATCCTTGAGGCCGATCTGGTTGACGAGAGCAAGACATCAGGGCCAGAGGCTGATGGTGGCGAGTGGCGCATGGGCGTGCGCGTCAACCGCTGGGGGCGGCCCATTGCCTATCGCTTCAGGACACGGCACCCGGGCGACGTGTCGGGATCGGTGGGTTATTCAGTGGTCGATGTCCCGGCTGATCAGGTTCTTCATTTACGCCGCATAGAACGCCCCGGCCAAACGCGAGGCGTTCCTTGGTTCGCTGCAGCAATCAAGAGCCTGCATCACCTGGCCGGCTACCAGGAAGCCGAAGTGGTGCGAGCCCGCGCCGCCAGTAGCCTGATGGGATTTATCACCAGCCCTGAAGGCGAGCTGATTGGTGATGACGTTTACGACGCCGAGCGCGTCAGCAACTTTGAGCCTGGGGTTTTCAAATACCTAGCGCCTGGTGAATCGGTCAGCGTGCCTCAACTCGACGCGCCTGACGGGCAGTTTGAACCATTCCTGCGGGCCATGCTGCGCGGTGTTGCGGCATCAACCGGCTGTAGCTTTGAGCAGGTCAGCAATGACTACAGCCAAAGCAACTACAGCTCCAACCGGATGAGCCGGCAAGATTCCATTGAGAT